ACGTCTACTGAGTTAGTAGCAACCGCTGTAATAATAGCTTTATTACTAGCTGAAGATCCAGCAGTACCATCAGAAACCATAATAGTCTGACCTACTCTTAAGTTATTAGCAGTAATTGCTAAAGTAGCTGTATCTTGAGCATCAGCAGTAGCTGTAGTTACTCCCTCGAACTTTGTGTGTAGTCTACCTTGCTCTTCCCATTTAATAAGGTCAGAGTTAGTAGGCATTTCTGCACCAACCATTCTCAAGAAAGCACTGATAGATCTGTTTCCATATCTTTCAAACTCTTTCTCGTAAGTGTCTGGTAAGTATTGATTTAAAAAATCAAAATTTGTAATATAATTTGAAGGCAACGTTGCCTTGCTTGACGATGGTGTTAACGCTGGTTGTCCAGCGGCACCTGTTATTGAACCTGCCATTTTTTTTAGTTTTAGTTTTTATTTTTTTTACTTCTTATTTTTAGTCCAGAACCGTGATCATTACCTACTGCCGTCACTCTAAAACCACCCTTACTAATACTTTCAGGAGCTTTTCTAACGGGCATATCCACGTTTTTAGCTTCCTTAGTAATATCACTAACAGCGTCTGCCTTGCCTTGCTCATAAAAGAACTTAGCGAAAGCTTCAGAGTTCATAGCAACAGCTAAAGACTTATGGTATGCATTAGCATCTTTAATAAAACCATCCTCATTAATGTGAGCATTAATAAAATTAGTAATATCTGACTGAGTAGTTTTCATCTTATCCACATTTCCTGGATTATAAACAAGTTCTTTATCTCCTACTTTAAAACCAAAACCTTTGAAATCTTTAGAAAACAATTCGTTTGTTTTTTTAGAAAAATACTCCTGTCTTTTTACATTCTGATCATGCATACTTTGCGATTCTTGAACATACTTCTTGTAAGCCTCGTAGCCATTTTTTTCTTCTTCAGAAACTAATGAACTACTTGACTCAAGTGGTACACTATATTGTTCCTTTTGACTGGTTAAATACTTCTTGGCTTTTACAAGTTCTTCTTTCTTAGCTATATTAATCTGTCTCTTCTCCTTATCGTCTGCTAAGTCCTCATCATATCCAAACTTATTTTCAAGTTCAAATTGAATGTCATCAGCATCTAAATGTGGTTTAGTTTGAGACCAATATTCAGCTAAGAGTTGGTCTGCATTCATACTATCATAATCCTTATTAAGGTTTACAAAGTCTTGAAATCCTCGACCAGTTTCTTTTTTGAATTTAAGATAAGCAGAAACATCCTCTGGAAGTTCCTCATTGCTTTCTTTCTGTTCAAATAAATCATCTAAAGAATTTATATCTTTACTGTATCTATTTTTAATAAATGAAAGAACGTCTTCATCTCCAATTTGGTAGTCTTGTTTTTCTACTACCTCTTCTTCAATCTTTTCTTCTGACTTAACCTCTTCTTCAGCTTTTGGCTCTTCTGTAGGTTGTTCAGTTTTAGTTTCTTCTGCGGCAACTACTGTGGTTTCCTCTTTTGGTTTACCATCTTCAAATTGCTCTTCATGTTTTGCAAGAAGCTCTTGCTCTATTTCAGCCTTTGACTTCTCTGGTACACTAGATACCTCTCTTACTTTTAATTCTGACATTTTATTTGATTTAATTATTTAACTACAAAATTAAGGATTTTTTTTAAATATAATTACCTAGGGTCAAACTCTGCTAAGTCGAAGCCATCTAATGAGTCTTCATTGGACTCAAAATTAATTGGTGGTAAGTTATCTTTCCTTTGTTGTATTAGTTTAGATTGTTGTGTATTTTGTATAGAAACTCTATTATCTTTAGCTTTCTCCTTCATCTCATCTCTAGTCACTATAGCTTGAGCCTCTAAACCTTTTAACTGCATATTCATTTGGAACTCTACCTGCATCAAGTCTCTCTTAAGAGCAGCCTCAGCATTCATCTTTTCTATTTCAAAAGCAGCCTCTGCTTGCTTAACTTGAACCTTAGATTGTGTTTCTGCTTGCGCAACCTGCATCTTAGCCTGAGCTGCAGCCTGTGAGGATTGATTATTAATCTGAGCCTGCATCTGCATTTTCTCGTTCTCTCTTTCTACATCTTTTCTTTCTTTATTCTTTCTCTTGACTTTTAACAGTTGATTAGCCATCTTAATATTCTTAATCTGTCTGATATCAATTGCATCCTCTAAAGTAATCTGATCTCTACCTAAAGCCACTTGTATGTTAGCTTCTAACTGAGCCTTTTCTTCTTCATCAGGAGAAACTTCAATAAAAATACCAAAGTCATGTAGGTATAAGTCTTTTATATCTTCTAAAGTATTTACATTATACTTGCCTATTTGGTTTATAAACTCTTCCTTAGTTGCTGAATACTCTAACACATCAGATATTCTACAAGATAAAGCCTCAGCTAATCTTCTTGTAATATATAAACTACCATCTAATATATGTCTAGTAGCAGTGTTTGAATTTAAAGCAGCTAACTTCTGTAGTCCTACTAAAGAATTTGGATCAGGAGTTGAAGCATCTCTAGCCTCATTAAGGCCCGTCACATCTCTTATCATACCAAGGTAGTGGTTGTAAGTATATATCAAACTAGATATCTTAGACTGACCTG